TTCTTATCCTCTTCCTGATAAACAATCTTAGTCTTGCCTTCCTCCGTTATAGTTGGTTCCCCTTTCCATTGTGGTTCACCCTTAACTTTCTTAATGTGAACCTTCTTATAAGCAAGGATAATACATTCCTTTGGGTTATAGATATATGGTGATGACGGACTCATCCAACTACCCCACGCAGTTGTCTTACTACGATGAGGACTATCTTCCTCCAAGTCAACAACACCAAAGAATTTAAATCCAATCTCCTTCATAACCTGATAAACTTCAGATACAAAGAAAATTCTACCACCCTTCGCTTGTCTATTAATCTCATAAGGAATATTCAAAGCAATCCTACCATCATCTTTCAACACCTTATAGGCTTCGGTTAACCATTTACGAGTGAAGTCCAAATACTCACCAATTTCCATATCATCATCATGAACATCGTAAGCGATGTTAACACCGTATGGTGGTGATGTAACAATCAAATCAATACTCCCCTCAGGTAATTCTTTCATTACCTCAACACAATCACCGTTTATTACGGTATTAATATAATTCTCAATCATTTTTTTTCCAATGTTTCAATGTGATGTTGTAGATACCAAAGAGCCTTTTTAAGGTCTTGTAATTCTTTATCTGTATCTTTTTTACCGGCTCGGGAAATATACTTCACAGTATTACCAAGACAAAATCCTAAATCCCAAGCATCAATTACTTTAATTGCTTCATAGGTATTTGTTTCACCACCATAATGGTCGGGGTGATTAACCATTTCTTTTTGTTCTGACATAGTATTCTTTTCCATATTCACTTTCCATTAATAACCCACTTTCAATTAATGATTTAATTCTTGTTTGAGTTTCATTAATTGGTAATCTTAGGATATATTGTGAAATATAAGAAATATGTACCGGTCTTTCAAGTTTAGCAAGTAGTAATTCTGTTGGAGATGTATTTTTTTTCATATTTGTTGAACTTTTGTTTTACTTCGTAACTTAAAAAAATTAAACAGTCGGCTTTAAGGTATAACTTAATACTCGATAAATCTTCTTCAATACCTTTAATTTGTTCTTCTCCGACAATTTTCTTATTGAATCCCATGTTACAAATATACTATGGTTTTTTCAAAATAACAATTGTTTTAGCCTGAGTTATATATGTTAATAGTTTTCTTTTAAAGATTGGTAATAATGTGTTTTCTAATGGTAAATCATTTTTGACTGACATTTCAAAGACCGGTAAAGTATTATCTTCATTAATTTCTTTTAATATGTCAAAAACATCTTTTTCATTTTTTTCTTCATAAACAAGTGTAGCACCTTTCTTATAATCAAATCTAACAACGTCACTTATTTTCACTGAATATTTCCAAATATAGGTCACTCCTTGGTATTGACAATAAAAATATCCATTTTCTATTGTTTCAAACTTTTCTCTGTTTACGATGTTTATTGATATTGAGTCGTAAGATATTGTCCATAAAGCTTTAACAATGTTAAAATATTCAAATATCTTTTGTCCCGAGTATTTTAAAATTTTATCAAACTCTTTAATTTCATTATCGGACATATCAGGTAATGAGTTGAACTTTAAATCCGTAATTAAAATTTCATCGTCAACACTCTTAAATTTTTTGTTAATTGTAATATATTTTGAGTCATTACTTATTGATTGTAAATTAGCCAAATGTAATGAAACTTCACTGAATAATGGATATAATTCAAATTTATCTATCTGTGAATCTGAATACTTAATAAAGTCCATTAATTTATAATAATGGTATTCAAAATCTGGTGTGTGGTCAACTATCCACTCAGGGCTCAACTTGAGGTGTTTCTTTTTTCTAACGTATTTTCTTTTTTCGGTCTTTTCCATATCAACCATCTATTTGGAAAATATAGTATGTTTCGTTGTCAAATTCAACAGTATCTTCTGTACCATCATATGAATTAATTGTGTCTCCATAACCATCGGTATCAACAACATCTTTAATAAATGCATCCATATCAATAAAATCTTTCATATCTAAACCATAATCTCTAATTGTTCTGGCAGCGTCATAAGTTTTATCACTTAACAAACTTTCTACCTTGTCATCAATCAAATCGTCAGGGATAGTTTTATCACTATCTTTTAACTCATCCAACTCTTCATTTAATTCGTCATATTGTTCTTGTGATAAGTTATCAGAATCTTCCAGCATTTCAGTAATCTCATCAATTCTTTCTTGGATTTGGGGGTCCGAATAAACAAAATCATCTTCATCAAAGAAATCTTCTAAATTTTCTCTAACATAATCTTCCTCACTTTCTCTAAAGTAATCTTTCAATTCTTCTTCATCAATATGATTCTCAACAAATCCTGTTCTAAATCCTTCCAGTCCGACATCATCAATTAAGTTTTCAACTGTTTCATATGCCGTTTTTTCAGTATGATATTTATCCCCAACTGCCCATGTTGCACGACTCTCACCATCACTTTCTAAAACTTTGAATGAATGTAAAAAATAATGTTTACCTTCGTAGATAATATCATAAATGTCAATACGACCTTCAATTTCTTCTATTTCAATATCAATCGCTCTAAGTTCTGTTAGATTCTCATCATCTTCCGTATCTTTCTCTATTTGTTCTCTTCTTTCTTTTTCAGCATAAAGTTCCTGTAATCTTTGTGAATCTTCAGGTGTTTTATATTCATATTCACTTGATATTAAGAAATCAAATAACGCTAATGTGCATTTATCAACATCGGATAAATTTTCCCTTTCTTCAAAATAACCTTCTTCTCTTCTATCATTTTGAATCTCCTTTCTTCTTTGGAATTCTTGATAGATTTCTTGTTTTTTAAGAGGTGTCCCATAATATGATATGTATTTAGTGCTCACACCTTGTTTGGATTTTAATTGGGAATTATCCGCTCTAATGTTACCATTTACAGTAATATTACCCAAATACATTGTATCAGTACCAGATACGTCAATACTATCGTCAATAACAATTTCTTTACCCCTATATTGTTTTAGATTGTTAATTCTTCTTCCATCATACCCAACAAATTTTAATAAATCTAAGTATTTTTCAGGAGTGATATGAATAGCATTTTCATCACTTTCAAGTAATACATTACTAACTAACCTATTGATTAAACTTTTATAATTCATATAAAATAAATACTTCAAAAGGAATAACTATTTCCTTTATATATTTAAACTTATAATATTTATTATCAAATAAAAGTATAAAACATTTTTTTATGGGGTGTGGATGCAAAAACAAACAGAATTCAGAACAACAAGCTAAAACTCAACAAGTAAAACAGCAAAGTGAAAGTGTTCAAAACGCTGTGAAAAAAACTATTGAGAAGTTCTATAAAAATAAACAACAATAACTATTTATTAGTAATAAACCTATAAAATTATACTGACATGAAAAACGGCGGAGGTAACAACAACGGTGGTGGATGTGGTTGTGGAAAATAACACATTTTGTTTTGATGATAAACTTAAAAGATTAAAAGGGGAATTTTTCCCCTTTTTTAATATTTATAATTATGAAGTTAAAGGATGGAGACATAATTCACGTTACAGGATTGAAATCTAACAAACCTGGTTCAGATTGTGAAACAAACTACAAAGGTTTAGTGGGAATACCAACCAAAGTCGTATCATATCGTGGTTCCTTATATCTCACTCACCCAACATTATATTTAATTCCATTTGAATCTGATTGTATTGAATTCAAAATAATGGAAAATGTTGAGTTAGGTAGTCGACATAAGGTTAAAAGAACTACCCTAAAAGAACAAGAAGAAAGTGAGGAACCTAAATTATCCAGACAACAAGAAAGATTATTATCTGTATTAACTAAATTTCAAGAAGGAACAATTGATGTGTCATTTTTGGATGATTCAGTTGGTGGTTTATCCAATTTCTTAAAATTACTAGATAAAAATAATCTACTCACATATATTGACCCTTTATCAAGTGATTGGGGTGATTATCAAAACCAATTATTTTACGCCTTTTATCAAAATGACTCATCATTTGTTTGGAAGATAGTTGATAAGTATCTTTCAGATGTTACAGAAATTGGTGGTGACTACTATTACGACACCTCATCAGATGAACTTGCAGGTTTTTTTAATACAAATTATCGCAGTGAAATAAGTAGCAATGCTATTGAAAGTATTTTATCAGGTGAATATGATATGAATTTTTGGGATGTCACTGATAATGTTTATAGAGACGTGTATGATGAATTAACACCTGAAAATAAAAAATTGGTTAATGAAAGAATTGTGAAAGAACTTAAAGATATGGAAACAATTGACACTCACACAGGATTACTTGATATAATTGCCAACGAACAGGGTCGTGGTGATGTTGAATTAACAGACGAAGTTATTTCTCGTATACTTAACGATGACAATACTATTGAATACCTAATTAATAAAAAATTTGACGATATTAGAAGTGATTTACATGGTATATATCATGGTTGTTATGAAGGAGTATTAACTGATGAGT